CACTCCGTCGGAATGGATCGTGGAGCGTAACGCATTTCAGTCCTTCCTTACCCAAGATGAAGGAATCAGGCAGTTCCTTGCAACTAAGGGAGTTCTTCTAAGAGAACACCACACCGGTAATAACAAATGGGATGCAGGCTTTGGTGTGGCATCGATGTCTACCCTCTTTGGAACTAAGCAGCAAGACGGCAAACACCACCGCGATAACTTAATACATCTTCCATCAGATCAAACTGAGAATATCAAAGCGATGATGGAACAACTTATTACCTGGTCCCCGACGACCAAAGGTAAGACCGATATGGTGATGGCACTTTGGTTCTGTGAGATTAGAGCACGAGAGATGCTCAACCAAGGCATCCACGCAGTACATCATATGAAGAATCCATTCTTATCCCGTTCAGAAAAAAACAAACGCATTGTCGTCAACATTGACGCTCTACTAGCCGAACAAGAAAGGCAGTTCATCTAATGCCAGGAATGAAGAATACAAAAACGCCTAGAGGCAAGAAGACAAAACTTCCACCAGATTACGATGTGATTATGCCTGGTATGGGTTACACAAAGCCTAAGAAGAACAAGCCACCAAAGAAGATTAAGAAGTAGGTAAAATGTTAACGTCCAAAGAGGTCATAGCGAAGGTAACGCGCCTTCAGACTCGTTACGCTAAACGCGACCAGCGTATGCGTGACGTGCTATCAGTGCGTCAAGGAGATATCTCCAAGGTCTATCCTGCTATGTTCTCTGAGGATTATCCAAGACCGCTAGTAGCAAACTTTATTGATGTAGCTGCTCGTGACTTGGCAGAGGCTATGGCACCGCTTCCAGCCTTTGAATGCTCTGCAACAAATATGGTTTCAGATCAGGCTCGTAAGCAAGCCGATACTAGAACCCGCATTGCTAACTATTACGTTTCATCATCTGACCTACAGATACAAATGTATTCTGGAGCAGACTGGTTTAACACCTACGGTATGCTCCCTGCAATCGTTGAGATGGATTACGAGACAAACAATCCTAGAATTCGTCTACTAAATCCTTTTGGAGTCTATCCAGAAATCGATAGATTCGGTAGAACTATCTCTATTACCCAGGTAGTTCAATCCGATGCAGAGACTATTGCTTCACAATACCCAGAGTTTGCCAAGCAAATCCTCGGCGGTAACTCCTACATCAACAACTCTCCTTATGTTTCTTTAGTTCGCTACCACGACAAAGACCAAGATTTAATCTTCTTACCTGAACGACAGAATCTAGTCCTTGCTAATATCCCCAATCCAATCGGCAGATGTTTAGCATCGGTAGCAGTTCGTGCATCCCTTGACGGTGAAGCTCGTGGACAATTCGATGATGTTCTAGCGGTACAACTAGCACGTGCTCGTTTTGCTGTGCTACAAATTCAAGCAGCAGAGAAATCTATCCAAGCACCGATTGCTATTCCGCAGGATGTCCAAGAACTTGCTCTTGGCCCTGATGCGATTATGCGTTCTGCTAATCCCCAAGCAATTCGTCGAGTGCCGCTAGAACTTCCTCCTGGAGTATTTGCTGAATCTGGAGTCTTAGAGCGAGAACTACGTCTCGGCTCACGTTACCCTGAAGTACGTAGCGGTAACTTAGATGCCTCCGTCGTCACCGGTCGCGGTGTACAGGCGTTGCAGGCTGGTTTTGATACACAAATCCGCAGCGCTCAAGCGCAGTTTGCCCGTCTCTTTACAGATATGGTTGCAATGTGCTTTGAGGTAGACGAGAAAATCTTTGGCAATATGACCAAAGAGATTCGCGGCTCTGAAGATGGCACACCATTTTCAATGAAGTATGTTCCATCTCGCGCCATTGGCGGCGAGTATGGAGTAGATGTTCGCTACGGAATTATGTCTGGTATGGATCCTAACCGTGCCATCATTGCGCTACTACAGATGCGTAGCGATAAGTTAGTTTCGCGTGATTATGTACGTCGTGAAATCCCGATGGAGCTTAATGTTACTCAAGAAGAACAACGTGTGGATATTGAAGAGATGCGTGATTCTCTCCGTGTTGCTGTTGCTCAGTACGCCCAGGCTATTCCAGCGCTTGCTGCACAAGGCCAAGATCCTTCTCAAATCGTTTCCCGAATCGCGGAAGTCATTAAGGGTCGTCAAAAAGGCAAGCAGTTAGAAACAATTATTCAAGAAGTATTTGAGCCTGAAGAGCCAGAGGTCCCAGAAGAAATGATGGGCGCACAAGTTCCAGCAGCAGGTATGGCCCCAGCCCCTGCCTCGCAGCCTAATCCAGAAATGATGACTGGTGCGGCCCCTGCTGCTGGCGCTCGTCCCGATATAGCAAGTTTGCTCGCGCAAATCGCAGGTTGAGCATAACCGAAGGAGGTGCTAAATGAATAAAAAAGGTGGTCGTGCTGCTGCTCCCGTGCAGAAGCCAACAGAAGGTAAGAAGGACACATCAAAGCCAAAAGGCGGAGAAGTGAAATTCGGATATGCCCCTGCCGGACGTAAGGGCAAGAAGGCTTAGTAATTCAAGAGAATAGGACCGAGTGTGTTCAACGACGATAACGAAGTTCCGCGCTCGGTCCAACGCTCTGATTTGTTAGTAGTTTTTACAGCATTCTTTCATAACTTGATATCATCATTTCACGCATTAACAGAAGAACTTTTAGAATTAGCGGTCTATAACGCAAACCGCAAGAATAAGATAAACAAAGTCTGGAAAGACTTTTCTCAAGATTTAGAAAAAATACAGGAGGACAACAATGGCTAGAGGTCCATTAGCAGGAGCGTCAGGCCCTGGCAAGTTCTCCAAGAGAACTGATGGAATGAGACTTCCATCTTCAGGCTATGGCGAAGGTGTAGAAACCGCTGCAATTCAAGGCGGAGCACCAATGGCAAAAACACCAAGTGTTAATCCTACATCTCTATCTGAGCAGGGAATGGCACCTAGCCAACTAGCAAGAGTTACACCACTGTACTCACCAAGCCAACGACCAGATGAACCAATCACATCAGGTATTGCTATGGGGCCTGGTCCTGGTCCTGAAGTTCTTGGAGTTATGCAACGCCCAGAGGCGCTATCACAGGTTCTTGCACAGATGCTTCCTTATGACACTAACGGTGAAATAGCCGCGTTATACGAGCAAGCAGTTACTAGAGGATTGTAAATGGGTCAAGACCTAGATAAAGGAAACTTGTATCAGGCTGCCAAGAAAGCAAATCTTTCTCAGTCTCAAATGGCTACCATTCAGGCCTTGTCTGGTATGTACTCAACGCATTCGCGTTTGAGCAATATGCCAACCAATGTTGCATCTGCAGAGTTTAACCAACTCAGCGCAGATCAACAAAAGGCTATGGCTGCATACTTTGGCGCTGCAGATGATACAAACCCTAATCGCGGTCTTATTGGACAAGCTCTATACATTGCATCACGTCCAGTAGTAGAACCAATCAAGGCAGTATTTAAGGTTGCTGGTTGGGCATCAGATGCAATGACCCGTATTTATCGTGCTGGTTCTGTAGCAACTCAAGAACAGATTAATATTGCAGACGCTTGGCGACGCAGCGGTGCTAATGGTGAAATGACATTTAATCCAGACCGCATTGAGAAGGTTAAAGAACAGTACGGAATGGACCGTCTCTGGGTAGCGCAGCAGATTTCTGCGGGCATTCCATTAGATAAGATTGTTGCTACTGCTCAGAATGAAAACCAGAAAGCTCTTGCTTTCAAGGCTGGCGAAGCTGGTGACCAAGATGCACTTACTCAAGAAGCTGTTGCTAAAGTAAATGCTGCTAAGTATTCTCCAGGTAGAGATTTAGCAAATGCCCTACTCCCTGAAGATTTAGAACGTGGCAGACTGTATTCTTGGATTTCAGGATCTGTAGATGCTGCATTTCGTTTGGTTGCAGACCCAACATTACTACTTGGCAAGGCTCGTAAGGGTTATCTTGCTACCAAGTATGCTCTAGATAAAACTATCGGTTCTGCAGATAAAGTAGAATTTGCGTTTCAAAACAGAGGAATTGTCAGATTCTGGGATGAGTTTGCAAAGACCACTGATGAATTGCGTACAGCTCGCAAGACTGGTAGCGCAGAAGGTGTGGCTGTAGCCACAAGTAAGTTGCGTAGACTCAATCCAACCTTTGTTGACAACGGAATTGATACAGAACTTATTAAATTTGCTGATGAAGAGTTTGCTGGCAAGTTAGATTTAGATACAGCCAAGGCTTTTCTGCAAACACCTGAACGTGTCACCCCAGTTTTTTACGGACAACCTGGTTGGACTACCAAGGTTATGCCAATTCTCAGCCCACTTCGCAAGAAGCGTGTAGATGCACTTACCGCAGTAGGTAGAACTTTCAATCTAAACGAAGATTCTGCTAAGTTTTTGCGTAATATCGTATTTGATGAGGCTGATTACAACGGAATTACTAGTCTTGAGGCTGCCCGTCGATCTATTATGGGTGGCGAAGGCGTAGATGCTATTGCTGCTGGTGCTAAAACCGCAGAGCGCATCAAAGGTGCAGAGCCATTCAAGAAGTTCTCTATTGCTTGGGCTAATAACCGCCTAGATAACTTTACTCGTAAGTTTGCATTGATTCCAGATATGGCTTTGCTAGGTGACTTTGCTAATGAGAAGTCAGCAAAAGCCTTTGGTCAGTATGCTCGTCTTGTTTATGGACGCTATGGCGCACGTATTCTTGAAGATGGCTACAAAGCAGGCAACATTGCACAGCGTCGTGAGATGTTTATTGGTCTACAATCCGCAGTGGGTGAACTACGAGGACTTCGTGGCACTGCAGGTGGACGTAGACTTTTAGAAACACTAGGTTCTGTAGGCCGCGATGCGGTTTATACCAACAGAGTATTTGACGCAGATCATCCAGATGGCATCATTCCATCACAGATTAACGGTATGGACTCTGCAGCCTATGTCTATCAGCTAAAAGACAGGCTTGCATTCATTACTCCAGACCAGTTGGATAAGTTTGGTGCTAGAGATGGATTGCTTTCTAAGTTGTGGGGAGCACAATACAGCCAAGCAGCAGATGATGCTGTAGGTGTATTCGTAACTGGTACCCTTGCAGGTCCACGTTTCCCTGTTCGTAACGCTATCGAAGATTATCTCTTCTATCTAGCCAACGGTAAGGGCGTTATTCGCTCCGCTAGAGATGTAGCAAGAGGCCGCAAGGTAGCAAAAAAGACTATCCAAGCATCTGAAGAAATGAACTTCGCTCTCTTCAATCGCTACGCTAAGGCTAAAGATACAGATAATTTGGTAGCCCGTATGAACGCTATCGAGAATGGTTCAGAGTTGCGCTATAACGCAGCAACTAAAACTTGGGATAGCATCGATGATGTCTACAAATCTGCCGCAGAAAAAGACTTAGCAAAGCGTAAGGTATTTGCAGAGGCGCTACTACGCGATAAGTTTAATGACGCTCAAATCGGTCAGTTTGGTGATGACTACGACAGATTCGTATATGAGTTTGCAATGTATGGTGACTTCGAGAACCTGCTTCGTTCAGCCTCTGAAGGTGCATACAATATGAACGCCGGTAATGACTTCTTCTCAAGAGTCGGAAAGAGCGTTCGCAAGAAGGGTAAGACCATTGACTTTACCTTTGATGGTGAAGAGTATACTAAGCAGTATGGTTCATTTGTCAGCCTAGATCCTATCGACCAAGAAGGTCGCCTAGCTTGGGCATTCCAAATCGTAGCCAAGGCTAACGATGAAATCGGAGCAGAGGGCCTACGCCTGCTACGCAAGCACGGTTCTAACCGTAATGAGTTTATTAACGAACTATCTAAGTATCTTGATGAGAGCGTTCTGCCTAAATACAAGACTAGATTTGACCGTTATATTGATGAGGGTTATAGATCAACAGCTCACGCTGGTGTCATTTATGATGACTTAGCCGTAATGCTCAGTAAAGCAGATGGCTCTATCAATGATGATTTGCTCAAGAAGCTAGTTACTGTTGGTGATGATGGCAAGTATGCTATCAACCTAAAAGAGTTTAACTCATCTTGGCTACCAAAGAACGCAGCAGATGTACCACGTTCTATCCAAGGACCGCGCTTTATCCCAGCACAGCAGTCAGGTAATGTTATTTCTGACCTCAATACTCGTATCTGGGACTGGCTAGGAACCGCTAACGCACGTCTATCACGTGACCAGTTAGTTATGGATGCAGCATTCAATATCCGTAAGGACCTTTCAGGCTATCTAGATGACCTTAAGCGCGTATTGCCTGAGGAAGAAGCAACCCGCAGAATAGTTGAACTTTCAAATGATTTGGCTGTAGAGCGAGTTCTTGCATTTGTAGATAATCCAGCAGTTCGTACCCAGATGGCTTGGTCAATGCGTAACTTTGCTCGTTTCTACCGTGCAACTGAGGATGCTTACCGCCGTGCTTATCGCACAGTTAAGTACAACCCAGAGCAACTACAGAAACTAGCCCTTACTTACGAAGGTGTATCACACTCTGGCTACATCCAAAGGGATGACCAAGGAGATGCGTACTTTGTATACCCAGGACTAGCACCAGTATATGCAGCAGTCAACAAGACTCTCAGCGCATTTGGTTTAGGTGACAAGTTTGTAGCACCACTGCCATTGCAGTTTGGTTCATCGCTACGTATGCTTACACCTTCGGCTAACCCTGAAGGCTGGCTACCTACATTCTCCGGCCCAATCGCTGGCCTCAGTATGAAGTTGATTTACAACACCGCTGGATTATTCACAGAGTCTAATATCCCTGTAGTCAGCGGAGTTTCTAAAGAGATTAAGTCAACTGAGCGTCTACTTATCGGTGAAATTGGTGAGTCTCAGTCATTCTGGCAGGCAGTTCTACCAGGCCACGTCAATAGATTCCTAGCATCACAAGATCGAGACGAACGCGATAGCCAATACGCATCAGCTTTCCGCAAGGCAGTTACATACCTAGAAGCGGGTGGACATACTCCATCTGCTACTGCAACTCCTGGTGAGTTAGCTGATTATCAGAAGAAGCTACGCTCAACTATCTCAGGTATATTGACAGCTCGCTTTGTACTTGGATTTATTTCACCTGCAGCACCAACCACAATGCTCAAGAGCGATATGGCTGAGTGGGTTCAAGACAACGGGCGTGTTAACTTCAAGCAGGTATTCTCAAAGTTAATTGATGAATACAGCAATACCACAGATCCTGTCGGTA